CTAATCACCTGGGAACCCTGGCGAACCGCCCAAGGCCCGCTTGAGATTCAACGGAAACGGTGCTGGACATGCCTAGCTATCGCATGCGCCTGTCGGGCGCTCAGACGGGCGAGATTTATCTCTACGATGAGATTGGCGCCTCCATGTGGGGCGGTGGAATCTCTGCTAAGCAATTCGCAGAGGACCTGAGCGCACTGGGTCGTATCGATACGCTCAACATCCGCATGAACTCCCCTGGCGGGGATGTCTTCGACGGGCTCGCCATCTACAACACACTGAAGCGTCATCCCGCGAACGTCGTCGTCGACATCGATGGAATGGCACTGTCGATTGCCTCAGTCATCGCGATGGCCGGCGACACGATCAACATGGCAGGCAATGCCATGATGATGATTCACGACCCATGGACGATCGCGGCAGGCACTGCGGAGGACTTCCGCAAGCAAGCTGACCTCATGGACCAGGTCAAGACCAATCTCGCCGAGACCTACGCCTCGCGCACGGAGACGGACGAGGACCAGATCATGGACATGATGACCGAAGAGACATGGATGACCGCACAGGATGCGGTCAAGTACGGCTTCGCAGATTCCGTGACGGAAGAAATTGCCATGGCCGCGAAGTTCGATCTCTCGCGGTTCAAGAATCCACCGAAGAACCTGGCTCGCGGACCGCGACTGAACGCGGGCGCTGATCTGTATCGCTCTAAGATCTCGGCGATGGGCGCCCGCGCGCGACGATAGTTTCAACCATTCGCTTCGAGTGAAGGCCGCCGCGAGGCGGCTTTTTCATTTGCAGCACCCGGCGGGGCCGAAAGGCTCCTAACACGACCGCCTTCCCGGCGGTTTTTTCTTTTGGAGTCCATCAATGACCACCATCGAGCAATTGAAGGCTCGGCTCGCCGAACTGCAAGAGAGCGCCACGGCGATCCAGGCGAAAGCCGATACCGAGAAGCGCGATCTGAACGACGAGGAGCAGTCTCAGCTCGAGACCATCTTCGCCGACTTCGAGAGGACGGAAGCCGACATCTCGCGCCGCGAGAAGATCGAGGCGCAGGCGACGAAGCTGAAGCAGTCATCGCGCCGCACCTCTCCGGAGGCCGTGCAGAACCGCCAGCAGGCCGCAGACAGCGAGGAAGATGACCCGCCGGCCCGCGGCAAGGGCCGCGTCTTCGTGCCTCCCAGCAACCAGAGCGAGCGCAATCGCTGGGGCTGGAAAAGCATGGGTGACTTTGCGGTTTCGGTCCGAAATGCCTGCCATCGCGGCAACCCGGTCGTCGATCAGCGCCTGCAGAACGCGCCGACCACGTTCGGCTCGGAGAACGTTGGCGCGGATGGCGGTTTCGCGGTGCCCCCGGAGTTCCGCGCCGACATCATGCAGAAGGTGCTGGGCGAGGATCAGCTGATTTCGCTGTGCGATCAGAACGAGACGGGCTCCAATTCGATCACGGTTCCGAAGGATGAGACGACCCCTTGGGGAACCGCTGGAATCCAGGCGTATTGGGAGGCGGAGGCCGCGCAGTTCCAGCAGAAGAAGCCGGCATTGCAGAATGCAACAGTCCGCACCAATAAGCTGACGGCGCTTGTTCCGGTCACGGACGAGCTGCTCGAGGATGCCCCGGCGCTCGGCGGATATCTACAGCGCAAGACACCGCAGGTAATGCAGTTCAAGATCAACGACGCCATCATCAACGGCTCTGGCGCCGGCATGCCGTTGGGTGTGTTGAACGGCGGATGCGTGGTGCAGGTGGCGAAGGAAACCTCGCAGCCCAACACGACATTCCTGGCTGCGAATGCCATCAAGATGTACAACGCCATGTACTCGGGCTGGCGAGACAATGCCGTCTGGCTGCTCAACCAGGACGTCGAGCAGCAGCTGATGCAGCTCACCCTGCCGGTGAAGAACGTCGCAGGTTCCGAGAACGTCGGCGGCTGGCCGGTCTACGTGCCTCCTGGCGGACTGTCGTCCGCGCCGTTTGGCACCCTGCTGGGAAAGCGCGTGATCCCGACGCAGGCATGCCAGACCCTTGGTACCCCCGGGGACATCATCTTCGCGTCAATGACGCAGTACATGGCAGTGCTGAAGGCCGGCGGCATTCGGGCGGACTCCAGCATTCACCTGTTCTTCGACTACGACACGACCTGCTTCCGCTTCATCTTCCGGATGGGCGGTCAGCCGTGGTGGAGCTCGACGATCGCCGCGAAGAACGGCTCGGGCGTCTATGGTCCGTTCGTCACCTTGGCTCAGCGCTAAAGCTGACCGCTGGCAAGGCCCTTCGGGGCCTTCCTCCTTTCTTTTCGAGGATTTCACATGAGCGACAACACTGCCGAGCGGGAAGCCATTCTGGTTCAGAAGGTCGGCACCGCCAATTCCACTCCCCTGGTGAGTTCGTACGTCTCTGCGAAGAACGTCGAGCAGTTCATGGGACTGCTGCTCACCGGAGACATGTCCTCGGAGACGATCGATTTTGCCATCTACCAGGCGACCGACACGTCGGGGTCGAATGCCAAGGCGCTGAAAGCCATCACACAGTTGGCGGCGAGCGCGACGGCGAACGACAACGCCATCGTCAAGATCGGCTGCACGGCCGATGAGCTGGACGTCGCGAACAGCTTCAGCTGCATCGCGGTTCGGTGCGTGACCGGCGGCGCCACGGGCGGCACCGTTGGCATGTGCATAGTCGGGTCTCCGGTTCGGTACGGACCTGCGTCCGTGATCGAGCCAGCAACGGTGCTGCAGACGAAGATCTGAACGCGAAGGGGGCGTTGTGAGCGCCCCCTGCCTTCATGGCGCTCAATCTGACCGCACCCCCTGCGTGCGAGCCGGTTTCATTGGAAGAAGCCCGCGCGCAGTGCCGAATCACCTCAACAGCCGAGGACGGACTGCTCGCGGGCTACATTCTAGCCGCTCGCCAACACGTCGAGTCAATCACCAACCGCACCATGGTGACCTCGTCGTGGCAGTACGTCATCGATGAAAAGTGGCCGATTTACTACGACCGAAAACGCGGCTTCAACCGCAAGCTGATTCAGCTACCGAAGTCGCCGATTCAGTCGGTCCAGTCCATTCAGTACATCGACACGAACGGCGACACACAGACGCTCGACCCGAGCCAGTACGTCGTCTATGGGCTTCACGATCCCGCACAACCGGCCGGCGCAATCCCCGGTCTCGGCTGTATCGAGCCGGTCTTCGGGATCATCTGGCCGCTGATTCGCCATCAGGGCAATGCGATCACCGTTGACTTCACGGCTGGCTACGGCGATGGGCCATCGGCTATGCACGAAGCTCTACGGCAGGCAATGCTGATGCTCATCGCTCACTGGTTCGACAACCGCTCGCCGGCTCTGGAGAAGGCGAGGGGGCTGCAGGTTCCGTATGCAGTGGAGGCGCTCACCGCCCCACACCGGATCTGGTTCGGCGATGAGACGCATAACGAGACCTTCTACCCGTACAGGCTCTGGAACTGATGGGGACGGTCGACAGCGGCACGCTGGACCGACAGGTGACATTGAGTCACCGCGTGCTGAGCACAGACGCCTACGGCGGGCAGGCGGCCTCCTGGCCATCCCCATATGCGACCGTCTTCGCCAAGCGCACGGACATGCAGGGCACGAAGCGCGTCATCGCTCAGCAGTTCGCAACGCAGCAGATGACAGAGTTCACGATTCGCTTCCGCGATGACCTCTTGATGACCGACCGATTGGTGAGCGTGGAAGAGGGGCTGAGCTATGAAATCCTGCAAGTCTCTCAGCTCGGCCGTCACGAAGGGCTGAACCTCCTCTGTAGGGCCGTCGTGCCGTGACTGAATTCAATCTCGTGCATGACGCACTCGTGAACGATTCTGCGACCGCAGCCTTGCTCGGTGATCGCGTGCGACCTGTTCAAGCGATCCAAGAAGATCCGCTGCCGTTCGCCGTCATCTCTCTCGTCGACGTCCAGCCATTCAATTCGGTGAACGGATTCGCAGGACTTGATATGAGCGAGATGCAGGTCGATATCTGGGCTGGCTCCATGTTGGCTGCGGATACCGCCTCGCGAACCGCGCGGCGAGCTCTAGAGGCGCAAGGCTACGTCTGCGTGCGTCACATCAACGACTTCTTCGACGCTCAGCTGGACCCCGGCATTTTCCGCACGGGATTCGTCGTCCGACTTTTTCTCTGACGGAGTTCCTCAATGACTGCAATCAAAGGTTCAGGCGCCTCCCTGGCGGTGGCCACGGCTGCCGGCACGCCAACCTCGACCATTACGGCGATCTCGCTCGCGAATCCCTGCGTTGTCACGGCGGCGAACGCGCTCACTAACGGGCAGATCGTGGTGCTGACAGGCATCGTCGGGACGACCCAGCTGAACAACCGCGCCTTCGTGGTCTCGGCGGCGAGTGGTTCTGCCTTCACGCTCAAGGGCGAGGACTCCACCAGCTACACGGCATGGGTTTCCGGCGGCGTCGGTACGCCGCAAACCATGACTACGATCGCGAACGTCACGAACTTCCAGGGCTTCGACGGTCAGTCCAGTGAGATTGACATCACGAACCTGGCCTCGCTCGCGAAGGAGTTCTCACTCGGCTTGCAGGACTTCGGCCAGTCCACGTTCAGTCTGTTCGCAACGAATGGGGATGCTGGGCAGTCGAAACTGCGCGCCATCAAGGCATCGGGCACGCTCACTGCCTTCTCGCTCACACTATCGGATGGCGAGGTGTCTGCGTTCATGGCCTTCGTGAAGCAGTACACGCT